ATTGACCAAGATGTTTCTGAAAGAAAACCATTATTGCTTGTATTAGATTCCTTAGGTATGTTATCAACTACTAAAGAAATGGAAGATACACAGGCAGGTAAAGAAACTAAAGATATGACAAGGGCACAAATAGTCAAGGCTGCCTTTAGAGTATTAACACTAAAACTAGGTAGAGCAAAAGTACCTATGGTCATTACAAATCACACCTACGATGTTGTGGGTGCCTACATGCCAACTAAAGAGATGGGTGGTGGTAGCGGTCTTAAGTATGCTGCCTCTACGATCATTTATCTTAGCAAGAAAAAGGAAAAGGATGGAACAGAAGTCGTTGGAAATGTTATCAAGGCAAAGACTGCTAAGTCGCGTTTAAGTAAGGAGAATAAAGATGTGGAAATTCGTTTGTTTTATGATGAGCGTGGTCTTGATCGATATTATGGTCTTCTTGAACTCGGTGAGATTGGCGGACTTTGGAAAAATGTAGCAGGTCGTTATGAGATGAATGGTAAAAAAGTCTATGCCAAACAGATTCTTAAGGAACCCGAAACATACTTTACCGAAGATGTAATGAAACAGCTAGATACAATAGCAAAACAGGAGTTCAGTTATGGAAAATAAGAAGAGAAGATTTAAAGAAACTGATAAGGGAGAAGAATTTATTAAAAAAAGAATGACTCTTATTACCGAACCTGAAAGTGATTATTATTTGAATAAATGGAAAGAATTGAAACAACGATCCTAAGAAACCTTGTATTTGATGAAGACTATGCACGAAAGGTAATTCCTTTTATACAACCAGATTTTTTTGAAGTTAGTACAGAAAAAACTATTTTTCAAGAGATAGTTCATTTTATTGTTAAGTATAATTCTAATATTACTTTAGAAGCACTTCAAATTGAAATAGAAAATAGAACTGATTTAACCGAAGAAGAAATCAAGCAGTCTAGAGAGATTGTAATCTCCCTACATAGTTCTTTGGTGGATGCTCAGTGGTTGTTAGATACAACTGAGAAATGGTGCCGTGACCGAGCCATCTATCTGGCACTTATGGAATCTATTCATATTGCAGATGGTGATGATGAGAAAAAGAATCGGGATGCTAT